CTTCTTCCTTAATTTCTGTGTACTCTCCATTTTCTAAATTAATACTAATTTTACCATAATTTTCATCTATTTCTTCAAGTGTCATTTCTTGATGCTCTATAATATCATCTATCAAATGCAATAATTTATGCTTTCTTAATTCTAAATTTGCTAATTCTTGAGCAATAGAATTTTTTTGTGCTTCTTGTTTTTTTAATGTGTCAAGTTCTTTATCTGTAATCTTCATAGTTTTTTTTCTCAAAGATAATTATTCTTCAGAAACTTCACTAGATTCTTCTACCTCTTCAGATGGTTCTACAATAACAAGGTTTAAATCACTAGCGACAATTTCATAAACATAATCATCATTAGCACCCCAAGCCTTATACTCTTCACCGCTAATGCCCATATTACCTTGTGAAACTTGATGCCCTTCTTCTGTTAGTAGTTGCCAAGCAAAAGATGCAGATTGACTTAAAACTACTCCCGTTCCTATTACATTTAATTGTGTTGCAGTTTTGGTTGTACCATTCTGCCAAATGTCTATTGATTCTATTTTTTTCATAATTCTAATTTTTCAATTCTTGCTTTTAAATCTTCTATTATTGTTTGTTGTTCTTGTATTGCTTTTGTGAGTAATGATACCATATTTGCATAATGCAATGATTTTGGTTCATCATCATCATCGTAATGCACAAATTCTGTTAATCCTATATCGTTAACTTCTTCTGCTATAAATCCACCAAATGTTTTATCACCATCTATTTTAGTATTGTTGCTTTTATAAGTAACAGAACGTAATTTTAACACATCAGATAAACCGTGTGTTGCATCTGTAATAGTATTTTTAAACTTTTTTGAAGAACTTGTAGTGACTAATGTACCAGCAGAATTGATAAAACAATTACCGCTTCCAGTTGTTGAATTATTTGCAGGTGAATTTGTTGCTTGACCAGTTTGAAATTCACCGTTATTTCGTACACCAAATAACTCTTGATCTGATAAGTTTTGAGAAAAAGTATTGAAGTTTGTACCATTGTCAAATCCGTGAATTAAAAATTGATGACTACTTGATGCAGCACCATATATAGCCACAGTACCCCCCTCACTTATTTCAAGAGTATTGTGTTTTGCAGCTGTAGCATCAGTTAAAGCGTTTATGCTAAAAACACCACCATCTGACATTACCCTCCAAAGTCTAGAGTTTGCACTTGCACCACTATCATTTAATAATAGTGAACCATTAACACCACCATTGACTATAAGGTGAGCCGCGTTGCTAGTTGAAAAAACTTGTAAATTTGTGTGACTAGATAAACTTGTACCATTTACATCATCAGGTGAACTAGTTCTAATACCCACATTATCATCTATAGTAACAGGACCGTTAAAATAACTTGTTCCATTATTATATAGATCAAAGTTAAAATTAGATGCAGTCCCAAAACTTCCTCTTCTTGCAGATAAATTACCTCCAATATCAACATTACCACCAAAATAATTTTTTTGTGCAGAACTAGCTTGATAAATACCGTAGCTATTCGTTATTGCAGAACCCGATGCACTTAATGATGGTGCATCAATCCGAAAACTTGCAAATTCTGCAATAGTTGTACTTGCTTTAATTGCACCACCAGAGTAAAACATATTTACTTGGGTAGTGCCTTGCAAATCTGTACCATCGTGCATAAAGCCATAATAAGATGCACTTGTATCAGTTACTGCACCACTTACTTTTATCGCTGCTCCATTAGCACTATCAACAACATTTAATTTAGAAGTAGGTGAAGATGTTCCAATACCCACATCACCCCCCGATGAGATGGTTAAAGGTTCAGTAAAACTAATAGCAGAATTAGCCGATCCTGTTCCACTTTGATAAAATGATATACCGTTATTGTCATTATTTAACCTAAGCATATTGACATAACCGCTTTTATGTCTCTTCCAAGAACCATCAAAATATGCATTCCAAGCTAAATACGAACTACTAATTCCATCTAACTGAAATAAAGATGTAGCATCTTTTATTTGTAATTGCCTATCATTTGTTCTAAAAGCAGTTGGTGACACCCCAATACCCACATTACCACTACTATCAACTTGGATTCTATTATTCCCATCACCATCTGAAATGATAATATTATTGCTAGATGTTCTTATATCTGTTCCTCCCGAATTTCCTGTAAATGAACCAAGTATTACATTTTTTGATCCTGTTGTAATTGCAGAACCCGAATCTTTACCAATAGCAGTATTATTAGAACCTGTCGTTACATCATCTAAAGAACCTTCTCCAACACTTGTGTTTCCATCACCTTCAGTTAAAGAAAACAAACCTAAGTTACCAATAGTAGTATTATTAGAGCCTGTTGTTAATTTGTCTAAAGTAGAATTACCAAAAGCAACATTGTTTCCTCCTGTTGTTACCCTTTGCATATTGGCTTGTCCAAATCCTACGTTGTTCTGCCCTGTTACATTGGCTATATTTCCTCCACCTATGTTATAAGAACTTACATCAGTAGGTACACTATTGGGTTGCAATAATGAAATGGTGTGATTTGTGTTAATTGACATTGTTGTGTCACTCCTTAACTGATCTACATTATCATTCCATACTGCAATCGTATTTAAAGCAATCGTTCCTGTTTTTGTAACCCCTCCTGTATTAGCATCATCTTCCCAAGTTAAAGCACCACTTCCATCAGTTTTTAAAACTTGATTTGCTGAACCATCTGTAGAAGGAAAGCTATAAGCGTTGTAAAAATTTATAGTTGTTGTCGAAAGATATAGCTTTGAACCATTTCCACTACCATCTGTTATTTGAGCAAGTGATGATGTTAATACACCATTTCCTGATGTTTTTAATAACCCTTGATAAGTTTGTGATATTTGTTGATTAAATAGACTAGCCATTCTTTTTTAGTTTTAATAAAAACTTTTTTAATTTCTTAATATTCTCTGCTTTTGGTTTATAGCTTATAGTACCCATCCGTTAAAAGTTGCGTCATAACTAGGATAAATATCATCATTTGTGTTTGTGGTATATTCAGGATATTTTGATTGATTAAAAGACATAAAGTCTATAAATCTTCTTGTGTACCACTCTGCATGTGTTCTTTCTTTTTCTACTAAAAAATCAATTTCATTTTTACTAACTGATTCTGAATTTTCAGCAGTATGTTTATACACCCCTCCGTTACGCAATTGATAGGCAGCATAGGGATAATAATCAACCTGCGCCCAATGTATTAACATAGGTTGTATATACTCGTTTAAAAGTGTTTTATAATCAGCATTAGCAGGTAAATCAATATCTGTTGGAATAAGAGCAGTAATTTTATCGTATAACTTAGTTCCTAGATAATTCTGAATAGTTATTTCTTGTGCTATCTTAATAAATTGTATGAATTTGTCTGTGTCAACATTTCCATCCATTATTGAATTTCTGACTAAATCAGTCCTGTTAATAAATAGTTTTGTAGCCATTAGTATTTATATTTTAGTGAACCATGATTAGGTAAATCAAAAGTTGCTTTTTTTGCATCTTTACTTCCAAAAGGATTCCTTATGTAACTTTTAGGAATTGTTCCTGTTTTCCTGTAATTTTTTAAATTTTCACTTACTTCAGCACCTTTTTTTCTTCTATACAACACTTGTTTCCATGCATGTCTACAATAACAACCACCCTTGTATTTAAATAAATCATAAGTAGTTTTACCTGCAGGACTAAACTCACCATTAATACCTGCTCTACTAGCCTTATCAATATCTTCAATAGTATATACAATACCACTTTTTGATAAATCCATCATTTTTTTACAAAAATCTCTTGTTTTGTAACTGTTTTTACGTTTACCATCAGCATCTTTTTGTATAGATTTTGCTTTAGATTTTTTATAATATTGATAACGTATTTTATAATTATTAGAATCTAAATCACTATAAGAACTTCCTTTATTTTTAGATTTTATAGGTTCAGATAATCCTACTATTTTTCTTATTTTATTTAAAGTTGTTTCTTTATTAACAAGACAAGCATTTACCCATTCTTCATTAGACAAATTTTCATCTGAAACATCTCTAACATCTGTAATAATCCAATCATCATTTACAACTTCACCTTTTAAATTTTCTAAAATTAAATCTCCTTGCTCATCACTTAATTCGGGTATTTCTTCTTTTGCTTTTATAGGTACACAATTAGGAACTTTTCTACCATTCTTAGTTTTCATACCTATCATTTCATACCCTGCTTCACAAGGTTCTTTTAGGTTTATTGCTTCACTATGATCTTTACATGGCATGTGCCAAATCTTTCCATCTTCTTTATGTTCATGCGAACCCTTGCATCCTAATACTTCTGCTACTTCTTCAGCTTCTTCTTTAGTTTCATATACGGTTTGACCATCAATTTGTTTTAAACTAATCTTGGACATTTGTATTCCTGTTTCTTCTTCTATTTCTTCTTTCCCTTGTAAATCTGTGTCTACTTCTGTAAACTCAAGAGGTTGTAAAGTGATAAAATAAAGATTTAAGGCAATACTATTGTAGGCAAGTATTTGATCAAATGCATCAATTAAAAGTTCTTGGAATGGTCTAATAACTGTATTGTCCATAAGTAACGATGCAGTCTTTATTTCATCCGCATTATTACCCAAACCACTATTATTTTTAATACCCATTAACATAGGTGATACAATTCTATGACCTACAAGGATTTTTTCAGTTGATTCAGAACTTAAAAACTGATACTGATTGTGAGCATCTGACAACTGCACAGGTGTAACATCTGCTGCTGCTTCCTTATTGTCATTAAATGCTAAAATAAATTTACCTGCATTGCTTGTTCCACTAAATTTTGCAGCAATTTTAGATTCTAAAAGTTCTCTTTCCTCTTGGTTTGGAATGCCATTATTAAAATTAATAAGCATGGAAGGACTCAATCCATGCATAATATTATTTAAATGATAGTTAGATATTTCTTCTTCTAATTCACAATATTGAATGCATCCTTGATAATCAACAGGAGAGTAATAATAAAAACCTGCCCTATATGGTTTAATATAAAATATTTCAATTGGTTCTTTTGACATACCAAATGCAGGTATCCTTAAAGGATCATCACTTGGTTTTATGTTTTGCCAATCTTTATGATAATAATAAGCAGGAACTTCACCTTTTGAATTAGCTTTTTCTGCCCTTAATGTTTCAATAGGGAAATGATCTACTTTAACTATCTTTTTTCTATCTTTTGAATAAATAATTTGTGCAGCACATTGACCCATTAATTTAAGATCATAGCATAATTTACGCACACAATCTTTACCAAACATAGAAACCATTTGAGCATATTCATTTGGCTTTTTATTTGCATTTGTTGCACCTAATCCTTTTCCATAAATCTGTTGTGATATGCCATTTATGGCAGCGTTGTTTGTTGGACTACCATTATACCTATCTATAAGAAATTCAAAATAATTATTATCTACACCATACCCTACCCACTTTTTACTTTTTACTTCTACAATCTCAGGTGAAGTATAGGTTGATAAATTTACAAACCCAATGCTAGGACTTACATTTATTCCATTTGGCAATGCTTTTTTTCTTTTCATATAACTATATATTCGTTATTAAAGGAATCATCTGATGTATATTGTCCTTCATTAATGTTGTAATAATCATTATTAACTTGATTAATAGTTTGATCAGTACAAAATATTTTATCTTTAAAAATCACATCTGTGCCACTACTTAATGTCATGTCATAAAAGTGATTAGATACCAAAACAGGACTAAATGTGTTTTGAAAAGTTCTATAATTACCGCTTGAACTTACACTTGTGATATTGTATGTCACACTTGTATTTGTTGAATCATCTCTGATAACCATTGTAAAACTTGTTAAAGAATAATTTCTAGGTATAACCTTTATTGTTTGCGCACTTGATGATGTTGTTAATACAATCATACCTATATAACGCAAAAAAAAGAAGTTTTTGTTTTATGATCCACACCCTACACAATCTATTTCTGAGGAACTAGGTTTAGAACCATTTAATTTCATTTTTATATTATGAATTTTATCTTTTATTTCCATATCGTTGAACATATTACCTGTTAATTTAGATTCTAAAATTTGAATTTGATTGTGTAATTCTTGCATTTAAAAAAAGTTAAAAATTGGACATAGGTATTCTACCTATAAAAATAAAACAAAAAAAAGCACCCCCTTATAAAAGAGATGCTTTATCAGAAGAAAACAATTATTTAAGGAGATACTGCACTCGTAGGATCAATTTTTGCTCCTTGAGTTGCTCCTGTTACTAATGACCCTGTAATAAAAATTGCAGGATCAACTTCTTGACCTACAAAGGTCATTGTAAATCCGCTTAAATCTGCAGGTTGTGTTCCTGTCCCGATAGTACCCGAATTTAATTCCATTCCGTTGTCTAATCCACATACGAAAAAGTTATTATAATAGTCCTCCACAACGACACTAGGACGATCCCAAGCAAGTAATTTTATTTGCTCTTGTGTGTCATTGTCAAGATATGTTAAAGTTAAATTAAGGGTTTGCTCATAAAAAGTTGTACCTGTTTCCCTTGAACTATTAATTGTAGTTTCTAGTGAAGATGTGTTTTTTACCATATACTCATAGAAGGTAGGAGATGCTCCACTTGCTAATGCAGTTATTTTTCCATCTTGATAAGTGGGTTCTACATCATTTGTTCCATTTAATCCCCCAAGTGTAAAAAAGTAAGCTGCTTTGATTCCTCCATACGCTCCTTTACATGGTAATACTCTTCCTTTTGATACGTTACATGCCATATTTTTTGTGTTTAAATAGAAAAGGGTAGATAGACTTATACCACCTACCCACTTCTATGGTTAAAAATTTATTAAGCGTAATAGACTATGTCAGAGCCAAATCCAATGGCACATCCACTTGTGAAACGCATAATCATGCGGACGTTTTGACTACCATCTATGTCTTGCATATCAATGATTTTTACCTCATTCAAAGAGTTAAGTAATCCCGTGCCGAAGAATAAATTACTTCTTTGTGCTGCAATCATTTGATTATCAGACATACCGGGAGAAACAAATATTTTAACACCATTAACAGTTAATGATCCATTGTTCCACCATTGTGTACCCATATTATTTACACCATTTGCTCCTAATCCATTACTAGCAAATCCTCCTAATGCTTGTACATAAAATTTAGCAATTGAAGAAGGGACATAAATAAATAAATCCTCTTTGCCATAAAGGGCAGAAGGTATAGCATCTACTACTCTTCCTAATTGTGCCACTACATTAGCAGCATCAACACCACCACCAACTACTGCAACATCATTTACTGTTGCATCAGCAGCAAGAATAGTTTGAAAACCATCAAATTCACCTGTATTTGCAGTTGCTCCTTGAAATAAAGTAGTTTCAGTTTTCTGTGCTACTTCTGCAGCAACATGAGCAATCATAAAATCACTAAATTTAGGAGGAAGTGTTTTTGACATTCCATATCCCATTGATTGGGCTTCCCAATCTGAAACAAAATCCTTTTTACACAATTGAAGATTTACTTGAAGTTCTTCAGGTTGTAAAATAGATTCTGTTAAAGTAACTGAACTATCAGGATTAAAATCACAAGTTGCATCAGATACTAATGACCCTGTAGATATTTTTTTAATTACTTCTTTGTAAGCGATATTTGGCTTAACAGTTACACCACCATCATTAATTGTACTTGCTGAAAGTAAAGCAGCAGCGATATATTCACCTGCAAACTCACCTGCATAAGTAGTTGTAATGTTAGTAGTTGTTCCTAATTGTACTTTGTTTAAACTCATTTTTTTTATATTTTAAAAATTAATATTACGATTCAGATGCCCAAATACCGACACCACCGATTATATA